ACGGTATAAACCATGAGCGTACTTGAGAAAGCAAAGGCTCACTACAAGGCAAAGCTATCTGCCGAGCCTCACCCCATCTCTATACCAGAGTGGGAGCTTGAGGCGTTTATCAAGCCTGGCATCTCCCTGGAGCGGCTGGGTGAAATTATGCAGTGTGCCAACGAAAACAAGACAGCCGAGGCAATGGTTTTAACTGTTGTCTATCGGCTGATTGATGACGAAGGCAAGCCTGTTTTCCGCAAAGCGGACAGGCTGGAGCTTCTCAAGTCCGTTGATCCGTCAGTGCTGGCTGAAATCGTTAATAAAATCAACGAGTCAGACCCAAGCGTTGAGGATGTTGAGGGAAACTAAGAGCCGACAGCAATCTACAATTCTGCTATAGCCTAGCAGAGCATCTGCACAAGACTGTCGGCGAGATCATGCAGATGGATGCAAGAGAATACCAGGGCTGGGTTGCCTGGTTTCAGATGAGAGAGGCTAATGGCAGAAAACATCCTAATTAAGATTTTTGCGGATGACCGCACGCAAAAGGCTTTTAGCCGAGTAGGTAACGGTTTCCGCAAGATGGCTAAGGCGTCTGCCGCAATGTCTATTGCCGCAACTGCCGCCGCCACGGTTCTCACCGTTAAATCAATGCGTGCCGCAGATCAGTTGGCTAAGACAGCCGACAAGATAGGCGCGACTACCGAAGCCCTGGCGAGCCTACAGCTTGCAGGAGAGCTTACAGGCGTCTCTGTGGAAACCATGAACATGGCCCTACAGAGGATGACCAGGCGCGTCTCAGAGGCCGCTATAGGCACTGGCGAGGCCAAAGGCGCACTGCTTGAGCTAGGCATTGACGCTCAGAAGCTAGAGCAACTGCCGCTAGATCAGCAAATGGGCATTGTGGCGGACGCCATGAAAGACGTTGGTAGCCAGGCTGACCGTGTGCGTATCGCCATGAAGCTGTTTGACAGCGAAGGTGTGGCCCTGGTCAACACGCTGGCTAGAGGCTCAGACGGGCTTGCAGAACTGGCAAGGGAAGCTGACTTGCTGGGCCTGGCTATGAGCAGGGCTGACACGGCAAAGATTGAGGCCGCTAATGACGCCATTACCCAGGCTCAGGGCGTTTTTGTTGGCCTGGGCAATCAGCTTGCTGTTGAGTTTTCCCCAATCATTGCGGCGGTTGCCACGGACTTTAGGCAGGCCGCGCTAGAAAACAACGAAATGGGCAACGTGGGCCAACGAGTATCCAGGGTGCTAATCCAGGCTATTGGCTTTGTCATGGACGGCTATACCGCGTTTAAAGTGATTCTCATGCAAGTCAAAGTGCTTGGCATGGAATTAGGCTCCGCTATCGTTGGCTCCCTGGCTGTCGCTGGCAAGGCGATTGATGGCTTAATAGCCAAGTACAACGAAATAGCCGACTCCAATGCTGGTGAGTTTTTTGGCCTGGAGAAAGTGCAGGGCGGCTTTGAGCGGAGCATCCTAGAGACTCAGCAAAATCTGCTTAATTCTGCCGTGGAAACCCAGCAGGCTATTATTGAAATACTAAGCGCTGGCAATCCAAGCGAAAACCTGGTGTTGGCTTACGAGGCAATCCAGGCGGCGGCACAAGAGACCGCTGAAGTAGTCGCGGCATCTGCCGAAAATATGCAGATGAGCCAGGGGGCTAAGACTCAAGAGCAGATACAAAACGAGTCTAAGCTGGCTGAGTTTACGGCGATGTCTGAAAAGGACAAAACCAAGCACGTTATTGATGAGGCTAACGCGAGGTTTGGCGCATTAGGCCGCACCAGCAAAAAGATGTTCCAGGTGCAAAAGGCTATGCAGATCGCGCAGGCCGTAATGAACACCTACACGTCAGCAACCGCGACAATGGCGCAATACCCCTTCCCGATCAACGTAGCGCTAGCCGCGCTGACTGTTGCCGCTGGTATGGCTCAAGTAGCCAATATCCGGTCACAGAGCTTTGAGGGCGGTGGATTCACAGGGTTTGGCGCAAGGGCTGGCGGCGTAGACGGCAAAGGTGGATTCCCTGCGGTCCTTCACCCGAATGAGACGGTAATTGACCATACTCAGGGCCAGTCTGCTGGCGCTAATGTGAGCTTTAACATTCAGGCCAATGACACAGAGGGCTTTGATGATCTCCTGGTGAATCGCAGAGGCTTAATTATTTCCATGATAAATGACGCACTTGAGGATCAAGGCAGGGTGGCGCTGGTATGAGTTTCCCAACAGACCCAGAGTTTTCAGCAATAGATGTCAGGCTGAACTACAACAATGTGAGATCGCAAACCAGGAGCGGACGCACTCAGGTTAGGAATATCGGGACTGGCTACTGGAGCTTTACAGCCAGGTATCCCCGCCTTACCCGAGAAAAATTTGCGCCAGTTATGGGGTTTTTAGCCAAGACTAAAGGCGGCACAGATTCGTTTTCTATAACACCGCCAGTCATAAGCGATAGCAGTGGCAACCCCTCTGGCATAGTGACCGCAGGCAGTGCACATAGCGCAGGCTCTACAGAAGTAATAATTTCTGGTTTAACAGGGACTATTAAGGCTGGCGATTTTGTGAAGTTTTCGGGTCACACCAAGGTCTATGTGGTCACAACAGATAGGGCTGGCGCAGGAGCGATGACAATAGAGCCGCCTTTAGTTGAGGCGGTATCTTCTGGCGCGACTGTCACCTACAACAATGTCAGCTTTACCATGCGGATGGCTAGGGATGTGCAAAGGTTCCGCGTTGCGGGGTATGAGCAGTACCAGATAGAACTTGATCTAATTGAGGCCATTTAATGCCAAGGAATGTCAACTCAACCATGCTGACCGCGTTGGAGTCAGATGGTTTTACTATGGTGCACATGATCTACCTGGGGATTTCTAGCGGGCTGTATTACACGGACTGCGGCTATGACATCACTTATGACAGCAACACCTATGACGCCACGCCTTATTTATTGCAGATAGGCAGTCCGTCAGAGTCCAGGGACTTGCGAGTCAACCAGATGACGGTGCAGTTTTCTGGTGTTGGCCTATCTATGCAGGGGGTGTTTCTCACAAACGACTGGATGAACAAGCAGGCAATTATCTACAAAGGCGTGCTTAATTCATCTGGCTCCCTGGTGGGTGATCCATTGCCGATCTTCAACGGGCAAATAAGCAACTGGCAGTTTGCCGAGAGTCGCGGCAGTAGTCGCGTCACGGTATCTATTGCATCGCACTGGGCCGACTTTGAGAAAAAGCGAGGACGGCTGACAAACAGCAACAGCCAAAACTTTTATTTCTCTGGTGATAAGGGCTTTGAGTATGCGGCCCATACTGTCCGTGACATCAAGTGGGGCCGTAAGTAATGGGCTTTTTTAGCAAGCTATTTAAGAGCGTTACCAATCTACTTGGCGAGGTTCTGGGGTTTCTTGTTGGTGCTGACTTTGATGACCAGAGCCAGGCAGAAGGCGTCCTGGTCAACAAAAGCTCAAATATCGCCAACATCCCCGTCATTTACGGCACGCGAAAAGTGGGCGGTACGCGGGTATTCCTATCAACAGGCGGCAATGACAACAAATACCTCTACATGGCCCTGGTGCTGTGTGAGGGTGAAATTGACTCTATTGGTGACGTGTTTATCAATGACACGATCTCAACGGATTCAAAGTACAGCGGCCTGGTGACAATAGACAAAAAGCTAGGGACTGATGACCAGACATATTCAACAGTCTTGGCAGGCGCTACAGACACCTGGGGGGCTAATCACAGACTGCGCGGTATTGCGTATTTAGGCTTGCGCCTAGAGTACAACCAGGACGCTTTTGGAAGCATTCCAGACATCAAGTGTATTGTAAACGGGCGCAAAGTTTATGATCCCAGGGACTTAAACCAGAGCTTTTCTGACCCAACTACCTGGACGTTTTCTAAGAATCCAGCGCTGTGTCTGCGCGATTATCTGAGCAATAACCGATTTGGAAAGGGCTTAAGTGCAAGCCAGATAAATGACACCTCTATTATTGCGGCGGCTAATGTCTGCGATATTACGGTTGCAGAATATGACGGGCAGGGAGCAGGCACAATTCCGCTTTTGCAGGCTAATGCTGTAATAGACACAAACAAAAAGCTGTTTGATAACGTCAAGATACTGTTGCAGGGTATGCGCGGCCTGATGCCGTTCCAAGATGGAAAATATACCCTGCTGATTGACGCGGCGGCACCTGCTGGCACCCCATTCAGACTTGATAACAGCAATATCACGTCAGAGATACAAGTCACCTCTAGCGGTAAAAACAAAAAGTACAACAGAGTCAGGGCTAAGTTTGTAAACCCAGAGGCGAATTGGCAGGAGGACAGCGTTGACTGGCCCCCGAATGATTCTACCTATACAGGGTTCCTGGCTGAAGATAATGGCGAGGAACTGCTTAGGAACGTCACGCTCAACACGATTACCAACTACTACTCAGCCAGGGATATTGCCCGAATTATTTGCAGGGCTTCCCGAGAGCATCAGCTAACCGTAGAGCTTACGGCGTTGCCAGAGGCGTTGAGTATCGCTGTGGGCGATGTTGTCGAGCTAGAGCATGACTCACTGGGCTGGACGGGTTCGGCAATCCAGGATATGCGAGTCCTGTCTATGGGCTTGCAGGAGAACGGCGAAGTTAAGCTGACTCTCCAGGAGTACACCAACGTCTACACCTGGCAGGAGGGGGCAGAGGAAGGAGAAAACACAGAAACAACAATCCCGAATCCGTTTAGCGTAGAGCCACCAGAAGAGTTGAGTCTCACCCAGGGCGTCAATGTCGCAGAGGATGGGTCTAACATCCCGTACCTAGATGTGGCGTTTACAGCGGCAGAGGACGCCTTTGTAGTTGAGTACATCATCAACATATCCCCATCTGGGTTTGACCCGTCAGAAGTTAGGATGACCACAGCCTCTTTGACGGCGGCTCAGGTTGCTGGAACGGATCAGATAAAGTATTTAATCAATCCCGCGCTGGTCACGACCTACACGGTAGAGGTTTGGGCCGTTAATGACGCTGGAGTGCGCTCTACGTCTATCTCAGCCAATATCTCTGTCACGGGGGATGTCACCCCGCCTTCTGCTGTGACCAGTCTGACGGCTTCTGGTGGCTACAGAGCCATATCTGTCAAATGGACTAACCCGAGCAATGATGACTACTCATGGGCAGAGGTTAAGCGGCGGGTATACAACACGGGCGTCTACGTCAAAATCGCCAGTGTTTTTGGTAAGCCATCGGACTC